TATGAAAAAACAACAAACTAAAATTTTATTCTTTACTTTTCTTTGCCTCATCTATCTTAGACCACAATTCTTTAGGATCTATTTTTTTGAGACTTTTTAATTTTGAATTATCCCAGGCTAAAAGGATAGAGATCATGCATAGATTTCTTTTTATGTTTCTTATCTAAGTGCGGAGAAAGTACAGTGACTATAAGTTCCCGGTGCATTTCCCATCGCTCCTTAAATAGATTTTCCTCATAACGCTCAAAGCCTTTTATTTTATTCTTAAAGGCTCTAGGAGTGGTCTGGTAGAAATCATCCTCACGCATTTGTAAGATACCAAAGGCAATTTCTTCCAGTTCATCCCATGTTATTTCTTTGCTTTCGGTTTTGGAGCTTTCTTCTGGCTCTACCTTTTTTTTTCCGTTTCTGCGCCTGGAATGCTTTTCATGAAAGCATCGACCACCGTTTGCAATTTACCAGAATCCTGAAAGACTAAATCATTTAAGATGTCATCTGTATTCAAAGACTCGCCACCAGCATTTATAACTCCAGCATTTACAAGATCTCCTATTTTTTCCAAGGCATCAAATTTGGGATCTGCACTTATATTGCTAAAGGTTTTTTCAAATACCTTAATCACACCTTGGATTCCTTCTTGTTCCCAAAGCACACCAAGATGTCTAAAAGCCCCATAACCAAACTTTATAGGGTGAGATACACCCTCTATCGTGATTGATTTCATAAGCTTATATATTTGGAAGATCTACTTTCTCTAATTTCTTAGATCCAGAAAAGGATATAGAAGCTGTACCATCTTCTTCTACTGCTAGATTAAGTTCTAAACTTTCGATAATACATTCACCTTTAAACATAAAAGATGCATCACCTTCTGAGGGAACAAATTCAATAGGGATAGCAGTATCAGTATCGTCATTGTAAAGATCGAACAAGGCTCCAAAATCGTGAGCATCTTCACCATCCGAAAGATAAACCGCCAATGCTGATGCAGAACCGCTGAAAGACTTCTGGCCTTTAGCCCTTTCTACACCATCTGTGTCTTTTGTAGATCGCTCTCTGATTTCTCTTGTAAGACTTACGCTACATTCTGTAGAATGATATATTGTTTTTTCGTCTAAGGTCATCCTTAGGTTACCATTCATTACTTTTTCTCCGGCCATAATTTCTAAGATTTAAAATTTAAATTCATAATTAATTGTGCAAAGACCTTCACGGCCATCGCTGTAGTTGTAACCTGTCTCGTTTCCACGAAACTTCCAGTTGTAACTTGATTCTTTTATTGCAGTTTCAATCGCATCTACTATTGTAGCTCCTTGATTTAAAGACTTGGCGAATACAAAAATGTCTACTGCATATTGCGCACTTCCATCTTTTGTGATTGGTCCAGTATTGCTTAATTTAAAATTGACAAAAGGGAGTTCTTTTTCTTGTGTGGCTAGATCCCAAAATACATTAGCATCTATCACATCTGTAATTGCTTCCAGACTCATTACTTCATTTACATGTTTTGCTGCCTGTAGTATCATGAGCTTAGTTTATCAATTTTTTTCTGAATAAATTTTTGCATTTTGCTTTTCGTACTTTAGCAGTAGTTGATGAATTACGCTGCGAGACTACTCTATCTCTAGCCTTGTCCACAACTGTGTTTATTTGTTTCTAGATCCACGTTTGTTAGATCCTATCTCAGTTCCTTTGTCTACAACCATGTGCCGGTAGTAACCGCCTTTTTTTCCTTTTGTAGAAGGTCTTACCACTATTTGTGGATTACCGCCTACAGCACGAGCCGGCACGGTTTCTTTTGCCACAGACTTCTTAAGGTTGCCTGGTGGATAGCTATTCCCAAAACGCTTTGTAGTCCTATTGCTTTGTGGGAGTTCATCCCTATAAGCCCTTACCAATGGTGTCGCTAGTTTCCTTTGTATCTTAAGCACTTCACGCCTAGTCATTTTGTCGTCTAGCTTTTTCAGCTTTCGATTGAGCTCCGAAAATCCTTTTACATCAATGTCCACGTCTTGTGCATTTAAGTTTAAGAAATCTATTTTTTTGTTGGCCAGATAATTCTATGGAGTTAATCTGGTAGATCCCATCAAAGTCCTTAACGAAATACTTTTGTCCATTGACAAACAGATCAGAACTAAACCTTACAATGAAGGCCACCACTCCAATTCCAATGACTCTACCATCGTCATCATCTTCACTTCCTGTAAAATCTTCACGCTTTGCATACACCACCTCTTTCACCAACTCATCTTCTTGAGTGGATTCTCCGGTGTCGGTTTTGGTCGCTGTATTTTTGAATAGAGATACTTTTCTATTTAATTGTCCAGCGTGTATGTATGCAGATTTATTCATCAAAATGTTTTTCTGTAAGGTCGCAATACGTTGTGCGCTGCCTGATTAAATTTAATGGGCATATTTTCCCTGTAGGTGTCGTTGTGAGCGAATAGCAAAAGACAAGCTCTCTTTATGTCCGCAGGAATGTCCGCAACACTATAACCAAGATCTGCAGTGATAAAGATTCTATAGCCAAAATCTGAAGGGATATCCATGTCTAAGTAGAGGATCTTACTTTCGTAATTCCAATTATTATCTTGGATATCTTTCAGAGTACCATTTTCATCTTCATACTTAAGAGCTGTGATGCCATCTTCTATAATGGGAAATTTAAGTTGAAATCTATCGAACCAACCTTCAACTTCTACGGTAGATCCTAGTCGTTTAAGCACAGGATATTCCAGATAGTTTTCTATCTCGGTAGTGGCTGAATCTATAAATAATTGTAACAATGAATCTTCATCATCAAAATCTATTTTAGAATTCGCTTTTGCCTGGGCAAGAGTAACTATATTTTCTGTTGCTTCTGGAGCACCGTATCTAAGACTGAAAGTGTTCATAAATTATTTAACTATTTCGCCATCTTTGTTTTTCACTAACTCGTCAGCCTGTTTTTCTTTTAAGACAACAGTCATCCCTTTATGTTGTGGAAGACCGTATTTTCCAGCTGCATTGTGACAAAGGATCTTCACCTTTACATCCTTTTGCTTTTCTGGCTTTTTAGATTTTGCTTTCTTAGCTTTAGACTTTTCTTGATCTGCAGCTTTTTTGGCCTCACCAGTAGATTGCTCGACTTTTTCTGTGCTTTTATTTTCTTCAGACATAATTTTTAAATTTTAATATCATATTACTCTGAGCCTATAAGACCCAGAGCAACACAATAAATGATTATATGGTGATAAATTTGTTGGCAGAGAATGCATTTTCCTGAGCTATCTCTACACCTGCGTGAGAGTTAATTACCAATCTAATGGCATTACTCAAAGAAGCAGAATAAGGATCTTCCAATAAAGACACTGCGCCCCATTCTCCAATAAACAATTTACTAAAGTCTCCGTAAATTAAGACTTGATTTCCGCTAAGTACTGGCATTAATGAAGTCGCACTTGCGTTATATCCATTAAGTTCATCTCTTCTGTCCATTACAAAACGACCAGATCCAGCATCTTTCTGTGTGCTCATGTAAGCAGCTCTTAATTGCGGAGACATTATATAACCTCTAGATACTTCTGTTGCATCATCGGCATCAATTAATCCCATAAGCTCAGTGACATGCTCCCATTTTGCAGCTTCCGCTGTTGTTACAGAAGAAAGGACTATTCCAGCCTTGTTCAAGATGCCTTCTGGCTCGTTGCCAGATCCAGCTCCGTTGATTGCTGCAGCATTTAGAGAAGTCTCATAAGCCCTTAAAATCATTTGTCTTACAAGGCTTTCTACATCTGGACTAGACTGTAGAATAAGTCTTCTAGAAATATCTACTGCGCCACCCAAGCGTTCTGGAGAAAGTTCTGGTCCAGTAAAGTTCTTATCTTGTGGAGTAATAGCAGCATTTTCTGCTAACCATTGCATGGTGTACTTTTGTCCAACAGGAAGGGGAATAGATCCTCCAGTTAAACCGCTTAATCTTGTAGCTCCAAGAGACTCCAAGAAAGTTGCTGGTTGAAAAGGCATTTGCACTCTTGGAGTTTGATCTACAACCAATTGACCTCCCTTTTCACCACTATCACCGGTGACAGATTGAGCCCGTAAAGCAGACATAGGGATGGTAAATCTTGCATTATCTGGAGTTTCTACTCCTGCAGCTCTATTGGCCTCGATTCCAATTTCATTAAGTTCTTTTTCTGCACCTTCCAAAATGCCTTTACTTCTAAAAGCTTTGGTAATGGATGCACGCTCCGTGATTTCACGCTTTTCAGCTTCTTCACCTTTTGGTTTAGCACCACTTTTGCGCTCACCTTTTTGGGCTGCAGCTCTTTTTTCGAAGTCTTCAATTTGTCTCTCTTCTGCAATGTCAGCATCTAGTGCCTCGATTTCAGTTTGGAGAGTTGCAAATTGGGTTCTTTGTTCATCGGTGAATTTTCCATCACCTTCTTTTCTGGCCTTGACCAGATCTTCTTGAGCTTTAGTTTTTGAAGCTCTCTCTTGTTGTAACTGTGCAATTTTAAGCATGGGTATTATTTTTATTGATTAATAATTGAGCTTCAAAAAACATCAAATTCTGAAGTTCTTTTTTCTTCATCTGTATCATCCTCGGTAGAGTCTGCAGATGTATCTGGCTTAAATTCTTTTCGAATCTCATTTAGGTCATTTGTATTTCTAGCCAATGCATCTGGATTGGAGTTAAGAGCAACGATGGACCATTCCCTTAAGCGTTGCTGTGTGAAATACAAAACATCGGGATCTTCATTAAGATCTTCTAGTCCATATCTGCCATCTAAGATTTCAGCACTTATGGAAGCTCCACGAATTATTCTACTCTTAACTTTGTTAAAAATCTTTTCTGCTAGAGGATTGTTTTCTGCATCTTCAAATCTTACACGCCCTATCACAAAACCATTTTCAATAAAAACTTCTGAAGTACCAATGACACTATCTGCATCCCTATGATTATGATTGTAACACACAATAGGATTTGTTTGATAGCGATCAAGGAGCCATCCATCACTTTTGAAAACAGTATTATAAGTATCTACTGCTTCGCTAGAAATCACAAAGTCAGCAGTTCTTTCTGCTTCATTGATACTATCTGCACGCACTTGTGCATTTCTTACTTGTATTTTATCCTTTGCTTTCATCAGCTAATAGTTTTTTCATTTGTTCTTCATTAAGAAGATTTGACATTTGTAGGAACTGATCGCCATCATCATAAGGATTCATGCTTTCCAATTTTCTTATTTCGTTGGGAGTCATTGCTTTTAGGAATACCATAGACTTGTAGTATTCTGCTCTGCTTTTTGGATCGACTTGCAGTAAGATCTTAAAGTTTTGATCTATTGCTATCGACTTTTCTTTTTCAGAATTTGTAAAAAGTTTAAAGTCCAATTCTTCCTTAATCTTTTGGGCAATAGGTTTTACAGCAGATTGTAGATAGTCTTGCTCCATCTGCACCATAGAGTTATAACCGCCCTCACCTTTTATTCTCAATTTGTGATTTGGGATGTGTAACCACCTGGCAATATCTTCTGTACCACTGGCGTAGGTTTCAATAAATTTTGATTCTTCAGGATTAAGACCTATCCTTTTATATTGCATCCCTTCATCCAGTACTGCTGCTCTATGCTTATTCATAGTCGTAAGCCTTTTTTCAAAAGCTGTACCTATAGCATCTTTTGCAGGAGCTTTTAAAACTTTATCGGTTTCAATTACCCCATAACTAAGGCCTTGATCTTCTAGAGAGCTAGAGCCAAATTTTTGTGCATTGAGTGTAACACCAAGATTATCTGCCGCAAATTCTAAAACAGATTTACCTAACTTCCCATCAAATGAAAAGCCCGGTATATGCAGCACCTCATAAGATTTGTACATCTTACCTTTGTACTCATAGAACAATTCATTTTCATGATCTATAACCGTTACCAGATTTGAGTCCCAAAAGTTTAAAGCTATTTTGTTGCCAGATTCATCGGTCACAATACCAGCAAAAAATTACCCCTTAATAATACGTTTGCAGCTATTTGGTGTTTAAAACCAAAAGCAGACTGGTGGTAGTTTGGTCTATTATTAAGTAATTTATGAACCGGGTGATCCTTAAGGTAGGAAACTGTATCGTCTGTTTTTTGAATGACAGCATGTGGAAGTATGGCAATAGAATTGGCGATCATGTCTATTCCACTGTAAAATGCGGAAAGCGTTAATGAGCTGCGAACATTTACTTTATTTGCAGATTGCGTTAAGCTACCGTAACCAAAACTAGGAAAGCCCTGAAGCAATGTTGGAGAGCTAACTACTGATCTTAACGCATTTTTGAAAAAACAGACATATTTCTTTTATCTGCTTCAAAAATACGGGAGCTATCTAATTAAAAACTCCAACAATGTTTCCTTTGTTGGAGTTTTTAAAATTTTGCTAACAGTGTATAAAAACATTAAAACGTTTTTTATACGGATGTTATGGCTAATTGCTAATAAACACCTTTAATGTTTTGCCATCATCTTGCAAACTAAGTTCTGTTTTATTGGTTGGTTTCCAATTCACATAGCTTCTGCCTTTTTGGTCAATTACTTCAACTCTATTTACTTTTTCTAAGTAAGTTACAGTAGGCAACATAGCCATAACATCAGCTATATGTAATTCCTTTTTTTCTTTTTGATTGTTCTGTTCTTTATCCATTTTTTTAGTTTTTTAAGTTAATGTAGTAATTTATTAAAGGTCGGCGGATGTCGCCACCCAATTGCTTAATTGATTTTTTATTTTGTATGTTTTTTTTGGGCATTTCAAATACCTCGTGATCTAAGTCCTTCAAGAACTCCGTGAATGTCGTGATGTGCTTTGTTACCCGCCATTTCAGCGGAGCCTCCAATATTTAGGTGTATCACAGATTAATCCATAGTCTGTAACACTTCCGTCAGTTGCAAAATCCCTTCTCCGAAATATCCGTGACCACCTGCAATACCTGCCATCATACAAGTTCTATTTTCCAAATAAACAAGCGTATCGTCTATATCTATTTTGTCGTCAGTACCCTCAACTTTATCATAAAATTCGGGCAATCTTTCAGACGATAAAATCCATTCATTATTTTCCATTTTGTTTAATTTTAGTTTGTGAAGAAAAACGGCTCAATGTATATTTTATGAGGTGGCATCATTGGTACTATTAACTTTGCTAACTTCTGTTTATTGCCTT